CGCAACACAGTAATGTTGGTTGAATCGTATCCATATGCGTCAATTAACATGTTGCGCATGTTGATGACATCATTGATGCATCCGTTCAGTGTGTTTCCTGGAGAGTCCAAGTAGTTAATTCCTATTAATAGTGCTGCCTTTGACATTGATGATGGGTTTATACATATACAATTACACATTAATTTCATGCACGGGTTTGCGTGCAAGACGCACCATTTTGCGCCGCGTTTTAGTATCAAGAAACCGCCAAATATAAGGCATTTTGGAATGCAGCGTGAGAGCATCCACTTGGTCAGTAGACACACTTGTTTTTTTGCTCATGCGACATTTCTTTTGCGATTTGCATCGGGATTTATATGCCCTGTTCCAGTTTGCCATGTTGCACGCTGCCCAGTTCTTGGACCCGCGCGAAGTATAACTGGGTCTGCACTGATTCATGACACCACCATTGGGAACAATGTCGCAACTTTTCCATATAGTACAAGGACGTGGCATTGTGCACAATTATATAATAAATACATATAGAAATTGCGCACCAATTAATACAAATGAAACAGTGTGTAATAATAAACTTTTCTGCAGATTATAAAGTTCCGGAGGAACTTGCAAAACTAACATTGAGGGAATCGGAAATATTAGTGGAAGCAGGACTAAATGCCATAAAAAACAGTAAGCAAATGGCACATCAGGTGTCCAACGAGGATTTATTAAAAGATATTCAGGAAGCACATCAAAAAGAAATGATGATGTTGAAAGCAGAAATGATGGCAATAGAGAAGACTCACAAAATGATGAGCGAGCGAGAACAAGGATTCTATTTGAAACAAATCGAAGCAACCAAACAGGCGTGTGATGCACAAATGCGGCATATGGAAACCGAAATCCTTCGAAAAAGTCTTGTGTATGATGAGCGAACCCGGGAGATAGAGAAGAATCGCGCGTCCTTAGAATCGGCACTTGAAACCATCAACCGTCTAACGGGCAAAACGGCGTCGTCGACGGACCAGGGCATAGTAGGCGAGATGATGTTTGAAGACTTGGCAAAACGGACTTTCGAAGACATTAAATGCGACATTGTGTATGTGGGCAAGGTGCCAATGAAGGGCGATTTTCATATGATGTTCAAGGAATTCTCTATTATTGTGGATGTGAAGAATTATCCTGTGAAAAATGTGAACTTGGAAGACCGCAAGAAGTTGATGCGCGATTTTGAGTGCAACCCTGAGTTCAATTATGCACTTATGATTTCGCTACATTCGGGCGTGGACCGCTTTGATAATGGCGTCATAACGTTTGAGAAGTTGCGCAATGGCAAATATATTTACTACATCAATGGATTGTTTAAAAGCAACGAACCGCGCCGACTGTTGAAGTCCGTGTATTTGATGATGCGGGACATGAAGGAGCGCGAGGACGCCAAGACGGAGGAGGATCGCCGGCGTCAGTCGATAGAGGAAGACGAATTGCGTCGCCAAGAACATATTGCCAATTTGAAAAAGGAAGTAGAGGAGATGAAAGGGTTGCTGGACACACAGGAGCGAACGTGCGGCAGCATGCGCATCGTGTATGAAAAGATGAAGAAGGAATTGCATCTGTTGGAAAATAGAGATGCCGATGAGAATGCGAATTTCACTGTATTTCGGGAGTGGTGGGGAAAACACATGAAGGAAGTTCCCGAATCGGAGAACCAGAGGGTGTCGACAAAGACTTTGTGGAATAGTTTCAAAGCAACTGTGCCAAAGGGAACAAAGGAACTGAATATGGAATGTAATGAGTTCAAGGGATACATTGTGGATATGTTGCGACATACGCAGATGACCAAGGCAACATCGAAAAATGGCGGATTTGATGTGTTGAATTTCCGATTGGAGGATAAATAAAAAATTCATGGTTGAGTCATTGAAAGAGTGATAAACTGATAAGGTGTCTCTGCAACCTTGGAAACCATGATTTCGGATTTGTTTAAAACAGTGTATGATGTTTCATCAATGGTGTGTGGAAACAAGATGTCGCCACCGGATTCGACATGGATGATTGATAGGTGGATTACCTTGCACATATCAAAAAACTTGTCGTAGATTTCTCTACCGCCGATGATGAATATGCGATTTTCCTTGTATAAACTGAAAAGATAGGGGATGTTGCAATAATCGGCAAAATGCACATTCTTAAAATTGCCTCTATGGAGCGCCGGATTTTTTGTGAGCACAATATGAATGCGGTCTTTGAGTGGTTTGCCCCCGAAACTTTCAAAGGTTTTCCTGCCCATCACAATGACTGAATTGGGAGTCTCAGTGGTTATCTGTCTGAAATGGGCAAGATCTTCGGGAACGTGCCATGGAATCGAATTGGTTGATGACGCGCCAATTGCACCGTTTTTATCATAGGCAACAATGAGTTCGCAACGGAGATGCATTCTATTATTTGTAATAGAATGTATGAAAGTTTTATATGATTTGCTAATGACAGATTTGTTTCGCAATTTGGAACCAAGTTACATATCAAACAATGTGGTCTATGATGGCGCATCAGAAACAGCAGCAAAGGATGGACGCATGTTCAATAATTGCAAATTGTATTGCGAGGGTGCGCACAAACCGGAATATCGCGGATTTTTTCATGTGCTGGCAGCACTTATGTTTCCATATATCTTTTGGAAATATTGGGAACTGACGAAGGATGCCGACCCGGCAACTTTTTATTTAGCAATGTTTTGCGTTGCAATGGGGTTTATTACAGTAGTAATATCAGCACTGTATCACATAGTAGAATGGACTGTCCCACAGGAAATCATGATTAACAAGGCAGACCATTTGGCGTTGATAGTATTCACAATGAGCATTTTTTTGCCGTCTCTATTGCTGATGTTGCCGAAGTGGTTGGGATATACATTTTGCGCAATCATTGTGGGATTGACCGCGTGGAATTTGTATGGCACTTTGTATGAACCACCGTCGCTCTTTCGCATGATGTCGGTGCCGTTTTCGCAGGTGCCGACATTTTATCATTATTACAAGTTGATGACAAATTTTGAGTGGTATTCGTTTTGGACGTGCGGAATATCACAAATTGCAGGTGTCATTGGATTTGTGAAGGAATTCACGCTGTTTGACCCGGACCAAATTGGGTTTCATGAGATATATCATGTTTCTACAATAGTCTCTATTGTTGCCGCATATTTGTTGAATTACAGCATCATTGGACGGTCAATAAAAGGGGAGTTTGTGATATAAAAATGAAAAGAAATAGAGGCAAGAGTTTATAGAATTGCAGAAACAATGAAGGAAGTCGATAAAATATTGATGGGCGTGATATTCACTGTAGGAGGAGTATTTGCAATAGCAATCATATATGTCTGTAAGAAAAATGTGTGCAAAAGGACTGATGATTTGGATGTGGTGAGTGCAATGGACATCACATACAATGATATTTATCGAAAAATATAAAACACAATTAGTTGGACACCAAGTTGTATCGGCAGGGAAAATAACCGTTGGTGGCAAAGTAGTTGTATGAACCAGTAGACTTGCGGCATACATCGCCGGGTTGGTGTTCGGCATACTCATAGAAGGCGTCCGAGTCGATCCATCCGCCAAACAGGAGGACATGGGTCGAGGGTTTTAGAATGGCGTCGCCTTTTTTCATATCTGCTTTGGCAATTTTGGTGCAAATTTCTTGCATATTGCTCGTCACATGTCCACCACCAGAAGTGGATGACGCCCATGAATAAGAGACATAACCGGAGCAATCCTGGCGATAACCATTGGTAGTTGCAGTTTGCGAGTAAGGGACTGCTTCATTGACCCACACTTGTGCGCGCTGCATGATTTGGTCACGGGTGATGGGCGATGCTTGCAATGTGGAATTGGTCATGTCATCGCATCTGACAAATGCATTGGAAGCAAATATTATGGTGAAAAGGAGTACAAAGAACATGGGTATATATTTATACCGATAAATATTTCACAATAGTGCTTAACACAATTGTCGAATGACAATGTCCGAATCTTTTGCTAATGTGACTACCATCTCATCATTGTTGTAGTTTTTTTGGTAAATAATTTCCTTGATGTTTGAAGCAGCAATTGTGCGGAAACAGTGCAAACACGGATAATGTGTGATATATATTTTCGAATCGGACAATGAGGCACCTCTTTTGGCGCAATCAGTGATGGCATTAATTTCACTGTGTATGATGGATTGTTCGTGATTGTCTTTTACTCTGGAGACATGTGGGGCGCCGGATATGTATCCATTGTATCCCATAGAGATAAGACGACCATCTTTCACAATTACGGACCCAACCTTGAGTCGTTCGCATGGACTGCGCTGGGAGGCAATTAAAGCAATAGACATGAAATAGTCATCCCATTCCAAGCGGTCTTTGTTTGTTTTGACAAGTTCATTAATTTGCGAAAGCATTATAGTAAAATTGACAAAAATATTTATATGGATTTTACGCCAAATCGTTTTCTTGTGGCATTTGCCATTCCATGTTTTGTATCACAATTTCCGAATTAACAACGCAACCTATCCAAACGCCTTCTGCGCCGGTCTCGGTGATCCATGTATTTTTTATCCAACAACCGGGATGTTGGATAAGAAGATCTTTTAACCAATTGATGGGCGGTGTCCAATGAGAACTGAATTCACCCACAATTTTCTTATTATTCCTGTATGACAAATTGACTGGAAAATATTCCAAAATTTGATTGTCGACTAAATGACTAAGTTCATCCACATTTTGTGAAATGATTGTTATGGTATTATGGCAATTTGACATTTTAAATATATAAAATAGATTGTTCTATATATTTTGCAAAAATAAGTTATACAAATGGCAGAAGCAACCAAAATGGCAAAACTGTTGATGGATTCAAAAAAACACATAGAAAATCTATGTATCAAATTGCCGATAATAGAGATTGACCGCATCCATGTGAATTGCACAATTGGATTTCTGTATGACCCCATTTTAAAAAATGAAACCGTTGGATTCCGCGTGGAGGCAATGGACCGAGGATTATTTAATTTGGAAGCAGTTTCGAACGAAGAATATTTAACAGAAATAGAGATTGCGCATTTTATTGCACAAATATTGTATGAAATTTTGCCAAATTTGAAATTGAAAAAAAACGGAAATCTGGAATTGATGAGTGAAATACAGGAAACGTTGACCGGCATAGACGACATTTTTGCCACATTGGACATTCCAAATATCGAAACCAATTGTGGCAAAGATTGCGTAGTGTGTTATGAGAAAACACAAACAAAGACAAAATGCGAACATGTGTTGTGTTATCGATGTTGGAGCAAATTGAAAAAAATTGATGGTGTGGTGCCATGCCCATTTTGTAGGAAAAATATTTGAACCATATTTAGAAACAATTATATGCACATATTATATAAATGGCAGAAGGATACGGATCAACCATAACAGATATAACAAATATGTTAAATGGAACCCCATCAAGCAACAAGTTTACAGAAAAAGACATTAGAGATGCTGTAATAGCACTGGGATATGCTGATTCTGAAGGAAATTATAAATATTCGGAAATGGCATTGCTCAATTTTGGACATTTGAGAGAAATTCAAGAGCATGCCATAAAAAGCAAATCGTCAGAAAGCAAATCATCTGAAAGCAAATCATCTGAAAGTAAAACAAAGAAAAAGAGAAGACGAAGAAGAAGAAGGAGAAGTGCAAGTAGCAAAGCCGGCAAAAAATAAAGATTACAAAAACCAATAATATCTTTCTTCCAAACATAGGTCTACCCAATCCATCTGTTTGATAATTTTGTTGTTGTTTTTGTCGACAAATCCTACCCACACACCTGCCATGCCACCTTCTTCGTCCCATTCATTTTTAATCCAACAGTCTGGATATTTTGTGAGAAGGTCATGCAACCACTCGAAATCGGGCGCCCACGGAGACCAAATATTCATAATAACACCTTTTTCACCTCTTTTTTTTATGGAACACTGATGATGGTCTTTGATTTCGGTTGTTATTAAATTGGTTAGTTCATCTGGATTATCACAAGTAATAGTTAGATGGTTCCAGCAGTCGTTGGGCATGATATAAATACATGGAGGCAAACTTCTATGTATTTTTTACACCTTCGCACATTCTAAATGCCGACCCTGCAGGTCGGTATATTTGAATGTGCGAAGTATCTGTCACTTTAACACTGATAAAAATACCTTTATATCCGAGAATTTGCCGATAAGGCAAATTCAGGTTATAAAATGGCATTTTATAAATGCAAAGGTTTAAAAAATTGATTCTCTTTTTAAAAATTTTCTTGAAATAAAAGTATAATAAAATGAATATTAAAGAAATGAACAAATGGAAAGACCTGATTTTAAAAGCACCAAAGGTTGAAATTGTTGATGATGGATGGACCTTGCATGTAGGGGGATGGCAGTCGCGGGCAACTATACCGCTTACGCAAATAGATGGCGTCCAAGGACATTGTGCTGCGTTTTGGAGAAAATATCCAGAAGAAGATGAAAAACTGGAGTTTATATTCTGGGCAAAAAATATTTGCGGATGTAAAGCAGTTTTTGAATATGAAAATGAACCAGACGTGGATGTGTTTCTTAAAAAACTGATGGATGAAATTCTGCCGAATTTGAAATTGAATTTGGAAGGCAAACTTGGAATTCCAGATGGCGCAGATGATGTCCTGTGTGAAATAAATGATATGTTTGGAACTCTTGAAATTCCAAATATGGCAATGGGAACAATAAATTGCATATCATGCAACAATAAAACAATGTCGACAACACCATGTTGTGAGGCGCAATTGTGTGTTCGGTGTCTTAGCAAAATGCCTCGGATAAAAGGAAAACTTGTGTGTCCAAGTTGTGATTCAGATCTATACGTTCACAGAAGAATAAGAAGATGAAAAATTGATCCATTTTTGAAATCCTTGAACAAACTGCATAAAATAAATCAATTAATTAAATAAAATGAGCATTAGTAATAGCAGCAAATTAACCCAATTATTAGTTAAGTTAAGAGGCGTCCGAGAACAAAGTTCTGGTTGTTGTGTAAACATGACACTGCCCATAAAGGAAATCGATGGGGTTTGTAAGTTAGATTGCAAATTGACGGGGTATTTACATACATATGCTGAGTATGAAAACTTTGCGTTTGAAGTCACCACGACATTTAATAATCCTGTGACGCTGTTTAGATTTGAGAAACGGTCCAAGTCGGAGGAAGATAGGTTGACCGAAGAAGAAATTGGTGAATTTGCCACCAAGTTGCTCGAGGAGGTACTGCCGAATTTGAAATTGCAGCGAAATGGAAGAATGAATTACAAAAAAGATGATGAGGATGAGATTGAGAATGAAATTGCCGATTTGTTTGGAGCAATAGAGATGCCAAATTTGGTAATAAAAAATTGTGAGTGTGCAGTTTGTTATGAAAAGACCAATGTAAAAACACATTGTGAGCACAGTTTGTGTTATCGGTGTTGGAGCAAGTTAAAAGAAGTGGATGGAGCATTGCCCTGCCCAATATGCCGAGAAAGTATCTGGTGCGCAATAGAACCAAATTAATGAAAAATCTGTCGATGCATTTCATGGAAAGGCATAGACACTCGATCGGGGGCTCGAACCCCGGACCACCAGATTAAAAGTCTGGCGCTCTACCAACTGAGCTAACCAAGTACAATATATAATGTGCATGTTTCTTTATATTAATTTAAACCAATGAACAATTAAAACGGCACACTTTGTGCCATTTTAATTCTTCGACGGTTTAATTAAAAACAATTTTTGGCAAAATTGATTCTTTTTTGCCCGCATGCTCAAGTTGCATAAATTACAAAAATGATGATTATAAAACTCTTATTATTGGCATGGTTTGTGCGCCTGACACATGGCATGAAACCGGAAAACAAATGCAAAACCTTGTATTATGGAGAAATGGACAAGATAAAAGTGAATACACAAAGTTTCAGGACCAAATATGTGATGGAGAATTTTTACAAGAGACGTGCAAAACAGAGTGGAATGAGCGTCGGGTTTATTAAATCGTGTTATGAAAGCAAAAAAAAGCAAAAACAATGAATAAAATTGGCAATTATTAATGTTTTTTCGTATGGATTTTAACACAATAAAAATCATATATAAATTTTTATTATTATTATTCTAGAATGTTGGCAACTATTATTGCAGCAATTGCAATTGCAGCAATTGCCATTATTGTTTATGTTGGACGAAAAATTGTAAATATGCACACACATCAGATATTTCCTCAAAATAAATGACTCTACGTTTCTCGTGCAATTTTGTCTTCTTCCATTATATGAACAATATAGAATGGTGATTCCATATTGTTGTGAAATAATTAGTAAATTTAAACCCATTTTGCATACAATTTTAGACTTTCTCCACCATTATATGTTGCATTGATGGCATAATTTGTTCCTGTGCCATCAGCAGCAGTATTCCAACCACTGAATGTGAAACTAGTTTTTGCCAGTGCTCCGGTATTTGTTCTAATTGCAACAGTTGTAGTTCCTGCCAAATACGGGTCCATATATTGAGGAATTGGCGGTGATCCACTTGTATTGCCATTTCCATTGTATTCAATGGTGTAATTAGGCAAAGGAGGATAAATATATTGGGAACTGGTTGATGGAGTGACTGAAAGAGTTGTTAATGCATTGTCAGATGTTGGAACAATGAGAGAATATGGATAAAATGTTCTTGGAATTGTAGTCCAAGAAGTGCCAGAATTTGCTGTGTATAAAGCATTTGTTGGAGATGATAATATTGTTGTTGATGTGCTATCTGAATAATTAATTATTATTCCTTGATTAAAGAAATTGTATTTTATTTGTGTTGCTCCGGATGAGTATCCAGATGCTGTTAATCCACATCCATTAGTAACATATTGAGTTGATATGCTGTAATTTGGAGGATTGCTATTACTTAAATTTTGTGTTGGGAATGTGACACTTGAAATCGTTGCAGCAACCGGCCAATATGTAACATCAACACCATTTGTGATTGTGTGAGCATAATTGTAATCATTTTCAGAATTTAAGTAACTTGTGTTTACATTTATTGTTATAATAGTTGATGTAATGACAGTTTTACTTAGAACCGAAATTATTCCAAGAGGTGCTGCACCGGAACCATAGTTTGTAGAATCTGTTCCCATTAATGATGTTGTGTAAATTGTAACAGTATCAGCACTTTTAATAATTTGTGCATATGGAAAAATATAAGACATTGCTGTTAAACCACTGCCTGAAGAACTTGAACCGCCGCCGCATGCTTTTATTGTTGTTCCTTGAACCCATTGAGCATATAATGTTGCTGTTTTTGACGCAAATGTGTATCCGGGAGCATACAGTGATCCAATTCCGTCAGAAGAAGAATTCCATCCCACAAATGTGTATCCGGGTTTAGTGAGTGTTCCTTGACCTAAAATTAGAACTTTAACGCCTGATGGATAATTTGTTGGTGACGCAGGAACAGAACCTCCGGTGGAACCGTTCGAATCGTATGTTACTGTGTATTGAGGAGTGGCAGATACCCATTGAGCATATAAAGTGGTGTTTGCTGTCATGGTAATAGTTGAATTTTCAAGATAACTTGTTCCTGTTCCATTTGCCAATGTGTTCCACCCATAAAATATTTTATTTGGGTCAGAATTTGTGTAAGATCCAGTGTTTCCTAATATAGTGGCAGTGGAATTTGAACTATATGTTGTTGGATTGGGACTATTGGGAGCAGTGCCAGAACCACCTGCTGCACTATTTTCATCATATGTTAAAGTGTAACTTATTGCTGGATTAATCCATTGAGCATACAGAGTGATGTTTGCTGTCATTGTTACGGTTGAACCAGCAGGATAACTTATTCCGGTTCCAAGAGTGGAAGTATTCCATCCGCCAAATACCAATGAACCATTTGCAAAAGGACCTATATTGTCAACAATTGGTTGTGCGCTAAAAGCAAGATAAAAAACGTCTGAACTAGGTGGTGCGGTTCCAGTGCCGCCTGTGCCTGCCAAATATCTCAATCGGTAACCACCAATTATCCAATTGGCGTACAAAGTTGTGTCAGAATTAATAGTGAATGTGTTGCCACCAATATAGTTTGTTCCCGAACCATCAGCAGCAGTGTTCCATCCTGAAAATTGGTATCCTGTTTTTGCTAATACAGGAGAACCAGCATTGCCTAAAATATTTACTGTTGACCCAGAACTGTAAGGTGAAGAAGTGTCTGCAGGAGAATTACCACTTGTGTTGGCATTACCATCGTAAGTAACCGTGTAAGTGGTTGGAACAACAGGAGTCCATTGGGCGTATAAAATGGTATCCGACCCAATAGAGAACGTGTCAGTGGGAGCATAAGAGGTTCCTGTTCCGTTTGCCGCGGT